CCTTCCGGTGGGGTGGGGGGGGTGGTGGAGGGGCCCCCCCCCCCCCCCCCTACATGGCGGCGCCCCTAGTATATCGGCCGTCAGTTGACGGTGAACTGCTTGCCGTCTGAGGCGGCAACGTTGTTCGTGACGATCACGTTCTGCGCACCCGTATTCACGCCGCGAGGCACGTAGGTGGTGATCTGGGTGGAGGAGTCCTTCTCGAACGTGGCGACCACGTTGCCGAACTTCACCTCTCGGACACCATCGAAGTTGGCTCCAGCGATGACGACCTTCGCGCCGACCGCGCCGGAGGCGGGGGTCAGGGTAGTGATGGTCGGCTTCGCGGTACCGATACCGGTGACGGTGCGAGGCTCGAGCATCTGGACGCGCGTCTTCCCCGAGTTGGGGGACAAGAGTGTGCCAGCGATCTTCACCTCAGTGAAGTTGTCCAGAGACAGGGACGGCATGTTACCGGCCAGGGAGACGCGGCGGAACAGGTACCCGGAGACGATACGGCCGTCCTCGACGACAACGAGGATGGCGCGCTCACTGGAGGCATCCAGCTCGATGTCCCAGGCGCGCTTGGTGGCGTCGTAGGTGGAGCCAGGGAACGCCACCTTCATGACGTCCTCGCCGAGGTTGACGGCGTTGATGGTGACCTTGTTGGTGACGTCCTCGCGGGTGGAGCGGACGCCCTGACGGTCCCAGGTCCGCTTCGTGGAGGTGTCTCCACCGTCGGACTCGAACTCAATCAGGTTCTCACTGGAGGTGTCGCCCAGCCAGGTCCAGCCGTTCACCTCCAGGGTGGCGCCGTCACCGAAGGTGTAGCCGTCGAGGTTCGGGGCCTCCGTGTCAGGGGTAGCGTAGTAGACGTGCCCACGGCCCGCGATCTGAATCTTACTGTTTCCGAGGTTAGCCATCAGGCTCCCTTCCTGGCCGTCACCTGGAGGGACGAAACCATGTTGATGTAGTCGGCGGTTGTGCCCATGTCGGTTTCCGGCGTGGGCAGCTGGGTCCACTCGAGGTAAGTAGCCCAGCCTTCGGAGGTCACCATTCCTGACCTCCAAGCTTTCTCAATGGCCTGCACGAGCGCGTCACTCGCGTCGGACACCTCATCCCCGTCTGGCCCAGTCATGTACAGGAGAGCCCTGATCTGGGTTGCCGCGAACGTCGGCCCAGACGGGTGAATACGGGAGATGGTCATCTGGACGCGACACACGAGCTCATTCATTGGGTCGTCCACGTCACCATGCGTGCGCCACACGATCCGGGAGAGGATCGGCCACTCGGCCGCGCCGGCGGCAGCAGCCTCCTGGGCGTACCGGTAGATGAACGGGAGGGGTGAAACGAACGCCACTAGAACCCCCCATTGTCGTGCACGACGCCACGCATGACGTTGATGCCAGGCACCCACGTCCTATACTTGGCGCCATCGCGCTTCGTACGGCGCCCCTGCGCGTCCTGGTAGACGTAGTGGCCGAACTCGACAGCCGCATCATGGTCCGTGGACGGGGAGATGGACCAGTCCACCTTCCCCTGCGACAGGCTGAACGAAGCGGACAGCTCACCCGTCTTAATGTGAGCGGCGGCAGCGGCCTCAACCTCGGCGAACACCTTCGCGGCGGCAGCAGCAAACTCAGGCTGACGGGCCACGACGGCAGCAATGTCCTCGTGCGTGTGCTCGTTGTCGTACACCTGGATCACTTCGACTCCGTTCCGAGCGTGTCGCAACGCACCGACCAGTGGCGAGTCATCGGGGAGGCGTCATAGGTGAGCGGCTCACCGGCCTGCTGGAACGTCTTCCCCACCAGGGACTCAGGTCCCTTGATGATCTTCACCCACGAGTGCGGACCACCCGGCCACTTCCGGCCAGTGCCGAAAACCTTCAAGGTGGTCTCATCCGTGAGGTCGCCCCGGATGACGCGGTTCTCTGTAGCCTTCAAGGCGTTACCGGCTGACGGCTGCACCAGCACCTTGTCGATCACGAAGGTCTCCCCCCGCTCGAACCGACGCCCGGTGCGCCCCTCCTTGACGACAGCGAGCGTCACCTCCACCACGTGGGGACCGTTCTCCAGGTAGCGCCCACGACGGGGCCGGAACCCTACCACAGCGTCACCTCATCCTCGTCATAGACAGGGTGATCCCCGGCGAAGTCCAGGGCTGACGGTCCACGCAGGTATGTAGGATCAACCGTCAGCGGCCCCTCCAGGGCGCCCAGAAGGTGCGTGCGCCGCGCGTAGCCGTCCATCTCGGCCCCGGCTACACCCCACCCGGATGTGCCAGCCTGCAGGGCCCGCCAGTCCCGGTCGGTGATCTCCAGGATGCCGGACGCGACGGCCTGATTCACCGAGTAGGTGTACGTGCCCTCGGTCTCATACTTGTAGAGGCCGCCGCCAGGCGCCCTGAGGACACGGGAGACCGACTCGGCCTCCACCATCCGCATGATGATGGAGAAGCTGTAGTCAACGCGACACCGGTTCACAGCATCGGGCATGCGTGACAGGATCAGGGCCTCAGCCCTATCCAGAAGAGCCTGCACCCAGGTCTTCTCGTCATCCTCCAGGTACCGCATAAGCGACCCCTGAACATCATCCAGTGTTGCTACCGTCACTTCTCCACCTCCTCAGGAAACCAGGCCACGGGGTGGCCGCCAACCAAAACGCCAGCGGCCACCACACGGGTCACTTGCTGGTGATCTTCACAAACGCGCGCGGGTCACGCAGAACCCAACCGAACTGGGCCTCAGCGAGGATCGCACCCATGTTGCGGTCGAAGAGGTCCACACCACCGGCACGCTCGGTCGCCTTACGGTAGGTGATGGTCTCAACGAAACCGAGACGCAGAGCGTCCTTGAAGTCGCCGCCGATACCGAGAAGCTTCGCGGCCGAGGTCTTGGCCCTCTCGTAGCCAGAGACGGCACGAGAGTAGGTGGCCGGAACACCCAGGACGGTACCGAACTTCGCGGTGATGTCGGGGGCCTGCTGGTAGAGCGGGCGACCCTGAGCATCCAGGGCGCTCACCAGGTTGCTGCGGAACTTCGGGGCCAGGAGGAAGTGGTCGAAACCGAACTCGGCCTCGTCCGCGTCATCCAGCACAACCTTGTCGTAGGCGGCGGACAGCTGCTTGGTGAAGTAGCCGGTAGCCGTGGAGGCCAGGTCCAGCTCCTGCACCTTCGTGGTAGAGGTCAGGGCCTCCTTGCCAGTGATGGCGGTGCCGGTGTTCGCGTCGATGCCGTGGATGACGGCAGTGTCGATGGCGCGAGCAATAGCCTCACCCAGGGCGCGCTGGATGCGAGAGTACTCGCCCAGCGGGTCAGCCTTAGCGGTCTCCTCCGAGTAGAGGATCATCACGGCGGCCTTGACCGGGGTGACGGTCTTGACCTTGCTGGACAGGGTAGCGACAGGTTTCAGGCCACCCTCCTGAACGATGCCAGCGGTGGGCTGGCCGACCGGGATCGGGATGGCGGTGCCGTTGATGGAGACCGGGACACTACCGGCGAGGGACTGGACAACAGAGCCGTTCATGGCGTTGTCCCAGATGCCCTTTACGACGGTCTTGGGAAACGCGGCCTCATTCCCAGAGTTAGCGCTGAGAATCTTGGATACTGTCTCGATCTTGGCTTCGTTGTCGGGGTTGTACGCGGGTGCAGGCATATGCCCTCCTTACTGGTCTGCGAGGCCGAAGAACCCGAGCGCCTCACTCAGGCCGTCATCCTCGGTCTCAAGGTCTGCATCCACCGCAGGGTCGCGGGGGACTGACGGCGCGGGCGCGGCGTCTGCCTGCTCGCGCAACGTGGCGAGGGCGTCTACCTGCTCCTGCCACGAGTCTTTGTCGCCGGTGAGGAATGATGCGAAGCGGGCCGGAATGTTGGCCTTAGAGAGGATCGACTCCTTCTCGGATAGCTCGGCGGCGGCACGCTCGGCGGCCTCCTTCGCCTCGAGCTTCTCGGTGAGTGCGGCCAGCTGGGCGCGCAGCTCACTCACCTCATCCGAATGAGTCTCCTCATCATCCTTCGGCGCTTCCTCCGCAGGAGTCTCCTCGTCCTCCGCAGGAGTCTCATTGGAGGCCTCCTCGGGGTGCTCGATAGGGTAGTCGGTGGTTGAGATAGGTCCGTCAGTCTCTTCAACGACGGAGGGCTCAGGCGCGGGGGTGTCGCTCATTTGCGCTCCTTCTGCTTCTCCCGGAAGTACTTGTCCATTGCGCGACGAGCATCCACGTCGTGAAGGTCCTGGTCGCGCACAACCTCATTGTACACACGTTCGTATTCGGTCTGCTGTTCCTTCCCTTCCCAGTGCTTGGAGGTAAAAACCGGAGTACACGTGCAAAAACAGTGATCGTGGTACCTGTCAGCCCTAATACCTGCCGACTCCGACGACTTATAGACCGGGCCGCGCGAGGCGAGCATCGCACAGAAGCCGCAGGGGCCATTCTTGTTGGGGTGAGTGACGCGAGCGAAAGCGAACGGGCGGGCAATCAGTTCGCCACGGGAGTTGCGGCGGTACTTGTCCGGTACCTCCGAGAACACCTTCATGCCCCGGTGGCGGTCCTTGACAAGATCCTCCTCATCGAGGGTGCGAACAGCCTCCTCAACGCGATCAGCAACCTTCTCGAACGCCTCATCCAGCGTCATGCTCTGCCGGCGGCGGGACTTAACCTTCTCGACATCCTCGACGATCGCCTTCTGCGTGACCTCGGAGAACCCCTCGAGGTCCTTCGCCAGGTCATCCAGGGCGCCCTCAATGAGCTCGATGGATGACGGAGCAGTGTCTACTGCGTCGGCGACGGTTCGGCGCGCAGCGGCCAGCACATGCCCCTCCAGGGACCGCTCAAGGCGCCGCATCCCCTCCGGAGATTTCAGTGCACCCTGAGTGCCGCGGATGGTGCGGGCGATAGTCTTCGGTGAGTATCCCGGCTGCGGAGGGACCCAGGACTCGGGCACCCCGGCCTTGCGGGCCTGGCCGCGCAGGAACAGGGCAGCTGCGGCCCACGCCTGCTTCCTGGCTTGCCACATGAGCGGGGTCAGGAGGTCCCCCACATGCTCCACCGGGGGTGACTCAGGGAGGCCGTCGAACGCCTTGAGCGCATCCTCTGCCCGACGCCGGAAAAGCATGACGATGCCGCGCAGGATGCTGTAGAAGAGGGCCTCACTCACTCTTAGGGTCCTCCTCCACATCCTCGGGAGCCTCCGGAGCCTCCGGCATATCCAGGCCCGCCTCGGCATCCATCTTGTCGCCACGGGCCTTCTCGCGGCGCAGCTGCTCAGGGGTAAGGTGAAGGAACTCGCGGGCCGTCTCATCCCCGATGATGCCCTGACTGTGGGCCTGGAGGGCGTTAGCCATCTGCGCGGAGGTTGAGGGGGCGGCTGCGTCACGCCACGTCACCTCAAGGGCCTCCAGCCCATCCAGGGGCATCCCATTTGCCTGCGCCACGATCCGTCCAACCCTCTCGAGAGCATCACTGAACTGGCGCTGCTTGTTCTCCGCGCGGGCGATCAGGCGGTCCTTCGCCACTCGCAGGGCCTCCGCGCTGGTCGGGTTGTTGTCCGAGGAGACGCCCATCATCGACGGGGGGATACCGGTCATGGCGGACAGCTGGAGGGCGTAGGACCTGTACGTGTTGATGAACGGGTCCAGCGCCATACCGGTCAGCTGCTTCACGTCACCGCCGGAGGGAATGGCGATCAGGTTACCCATGTACGCCTGCATCTTCTCGGGATACTGGGAAATCATGTCCGAAGCACCATCACCCACGACGGCGCGCAGCGGGGAGGAAGCGACCTCCTGAGCCACCTGGAGGTTCGTGAGCGTCCTAGAGGCGGCGTCGATGACGGAGGTGAGCTCACGCAGGTCGGAGCGCCCATATTTGTCGGACAGGCGCGCCCTGTTGAACATGGGGACGATGGATGCCCCCCACTGGTCCTGGCGGCCCTCGCCGCAGCGCTCTTCTTGCCACTTGTTCTTGCCGTCTGCCATGTTGCCGC